TTTGCTGATAAACTCTACGGTAATAAATCAACAATCGGTGCTGGTAAACATGAAGGTACATACAATCCAGATATTCGTTCTGTTGACACATACAATATTGAACTTAATGATGAAACAAGATGGATGTTTGAAAGAATAGCCGCGGCTGTATCAACTGTAAACGCTGAACATTATCGTTTTGATCTTATGGGTATTACTCATGCGGTTCAACTTCTACATTATAAAGCATCAGAAAACGGAAAATACGACTGGCACATAGATGCTGGTGAAGGTAGTTCATCAACAAGAAAACTCTCTCTTTCTGTACCTTTAACACTAAAGTCAAGTTATAAAGGCGGTGATCTTGAACTGATGAACAACGGTACTCATATGCAAGCATATACAGAAATGGGTAGTATTACATTCTTCCCAAGTTATATGCCTCATCGAGTTACTCCTGTCACAGAAGGCGAAAGATGGGTAATTGTTGTATGGGTACATGGTTCTAGCAGATTCCGTTAAACTTATATAAATAAGACTATATTGTAAACATAGGAGACATTATGTCAGATAATGAACAAAAATTTGATTTTGATCCAGGTACAGAAGTAACTGTCTTTGATCAAGTGAAGCGTGAACTTGACATTCAACGCGATCCAATGGAATTCAAAGTTCCATTAAGTGATATTTTCGGTAAGACATCACTTGCACCTAAAGAAAGTTTTGGTCAAGTTACATTTAAAGAAAATATCGATAAAGTAGATAAGGCTCTGGCAAATGTCGGAGATCTGCAAAATATTTGGAATCATAGTCATACTCAATGGATGTGGAAACATATCAATCTCAGTTGGCTATCTCCACATAAGAATATGAGACAAATTTCAGCTGAAGTCAGTCGTAAAAAAGGCGCGCTGAACGAAGCTAAATGGAAACATATTCAAAATGAATTGAAGATTAAAAAGATTGAAGAAGAGCTTGCCAATCCAGAAACTTTAACAAAGTGGAGAGAGATTGAACTGAATATTAAACTTGCACAAATGAGAGAAGGTATAGCTGAAGGGGCTACACATATCGAAGGTGCAATGAAAGACATTCTTGCGTTGAACGAAATGTATGAACAACTCAAGGATAAGATATCGGATTTCAGTGAAGAAGATATCGAGGCAGAAGAAACAAGAACACATTTAAAGAGAAGTATTGTTCAATGTATTCGTGATGTTCGTCAAACCGGTTCTATCACAAAAGGTGAACAAGAGTACATGGAACAGATCGGTGTAAATCCATCAAAGATTCAACGGCTTCTCAGAGAGTATGTAAAGGCTGAAGAAGCATCTGAGAATTGGGATGTTTCAGATCTTTACAGCTTTGTTGACGATCTCGTAGTTGAACTTACTGAAAAGCATAAGGTTGACGTGAAACGTATGGAACTGCAAGGTTTCGACCCAGACTATATTGGTAACATTACTTATGACACAAAAGTAGCATTAACACACAAAGAGGAATAAAATGCCTATTGTAGAATACAAACACCATATCAATCATCTGGGTAAAATCGAGGTTCCCGGATGGGTCATGGACCGCGGTTATCACTATCGCGATTCAGACAAGACATATCTCGGTTGGGTAGAAGCAGAAGCTGATCGTGAGTATCTGATACCAGATACAGTTGACGAAAAAGACAAAGCAGCTTGCGTGACTCGAGCTTTAGCAATGCATGCAGCGCATCCATTTACTAATGATTCTGCTGGTGGTATGCCTGGAGAAGGTCCAGCCATGTCCACTTCTGAAGTTACTACTATGATGGAAAACTGGTACGATACTATCACAACAAATAATACTTGAGGAATAAATGCAAGAGATTATGATAGCTGAAAAGCTTTCTGATATGGAAATGGATGAAATTGTAGATGTACTCAGAGAGTGGTGTATGGAACATCCAGATGCCGCTGCTGAACTTATAGAAAAACTCGAGGATATTATCTAATTCTGAAAACATATAAATAGTCAAAAGATTTTTTAACGTCGGAGACTATTTATGGCGGTACCTGCTAGCAGACAAGATCTGATTGACTACGCAAAACGTAGACTCGGTGACCCAGTACTTGAAATCAACGTCGACGACGATCAGTATGAAGATCGTGTTGACGAGGCGCTTCAGTACTGGCAGCAGTACCACTCTGACGCGACTTATAGAACTTATCTAAAGCATCTTATTACGCAGACAGATAAAGACAACGAATACATCGCAATTCCAAGTAACGTCCTGACAGTAACTCGACTGTTTCCAACGTCTTCATCTTTTGGAACATCATTTAATTTCTTTGACATTAAATATCAAATGATGTTAAATGATATTGCCGACCTGCAGAATTTTGCAGGCGACCTTGCTTATTACGAACAAATGCAGCAGTACCTTTCTCTTCTTGATATGAAGTTGAATGGTACAATGCAAGTGTCAGCCTCACGACATCAGAACCGACTGTATATCTTTGGCGATTTTGCTGATGGTGATATACAGGTCGGTGAGTATGTTGTCATGGAAGCCTTCACGCTTGTAGACACCGGTAACAACACGAATATATGGAATGACCAGTGGCTTAAAGAATATACAACTGCTCTCTTCAAAGAACAGTGGGGCATGAACCTTATGAAGTTTGAAGGTGTACAATTACCCGGTGGCGTTACATTTAACGGTAGACAGCTGTTTGATGACGCAAGAGCGGACATAGAAAGGCTTAAGGAAGAAATACGAATGAATTGGGAAATGCCAACTGATTTCTTTATAGGATAACTTAATGGCTCGCAATCGTTATTTCTCAGAAAAAGTCAGATCAGAAATAGAACTTTATGAAGATCTCGTTATCGAGTCTCTAAAAATATATGGTCAAGACGTATATTATCTTCCTAGAGATCTTGTTAACGAAGACACTTTACTTGGTGATGATCCTACATCAAAGTTTCCACAGTCACATAAGATTGAAATGTACATCGAAAATATCGATGGCTTTGATGGTGAAGGAGATTTGTTTACAAGATTTGGCGTTGAGATTCGAGATGAAGTAACTCTTGTAGTTGCAAAGCGTAGATTTGAGGCTCAGGTTCGTAGACCTGATAACGACATTACAGTCGATCGACCAGCTGAAGGCGATCTTGTCTTTATTCCTCTTACAAAAAAGATGTTTCAAATCGGTCATGTAGAGCATGAGCAGCCATTCTATCAAATTGAAAATCTGCCTGTGTTCAAATTACGCTGTACTCTCTTCGAATATACTGGTGAAGACTTCGATACAAGCATTGATGATATTCAGGCAATTGAAGAAACAATGACCTATCAGTACTTGGTTAAGGTCAGAGCGCCAAAAGACGCTACAGCGACAGTTACTATGGACAGCTCTGGTGTAGCTACAATATCTCTTGTCAATGGTGGTCGCTACTATACTACAGTACCTACTGTTTCATTTATCGGTGCAAATGTAATTGATTCAGCCTCAGCAACAGCTACAATTGATAGCCTTGGTGCGGTTGCAACAATCACACTGGATAGCGGTGGTATATACACAGTTCTAGATGATTCTGCTCCAACAGTACAGTTTACTGGCGGTCAAATTGTAGAAAGCAACTATTCGATAGGAGACACCGTAGAGCAAACGCTTTCAAGCGGCGTTAAGATGTCAGGTGAAATTCAAAGAGTTGTTCTTGATTCTGCTGGTGATTCTTCTCGAATTATATACCTTGCGCATGTTGGCGCAGATGATGGATTATATCATTCATTCTCAGCTAACACGTCTATCAAAGCTCCATTTACAACTGGTACTCTGATAAATAAAACTAACAATACAACAAACGGATTAATTATTGAATCAGTAACTGAAGATAATAAAATTTCTGAAACAGAGCAAAATCAGACATTTAGTTCTATTTCTGATGATTTCCTTGACTTTACAGAAAACAATCCGTTTGGTGATCCGGAGAATCAGTAGTGTTTGGTACCTATTTCTATCACGAAAAGATTAGAAAATCAGTCTCACTGTTTGGTAGATTGTTCAACAACATCTATGTGATTCGTAAGAATGCCTCAGGCGGCGTGCTGAACCAGCTCAAGGTTCCGCTCGCGTACGCGCCGCGTCAGAAGTTTTTAGACAGAGTTAGAGAAAATCCTGAATTACTTGGTGATACAAAGGTAGCGATTAAGCTTCCTCGTATGTCATTTGAAATTACAAGCTTTACATATGATAATACTCGACAATTAACAAAGCTCAGTAATTTTAAGGCAGCGGGATCTTCGACATCACAAAGGCAGAAGTTTTATTCTCCTGTTCCGTACAATATTAATTTTCAATTAAACGCATATGCTAAAAATCAGGATGACGCGCTACAAATTGTAGAGCAGATTATACCAACATTTAATCCACAGTATACATTAACAATTAAACCTTTTCCTGACGAGTATCCAGACTTTAAAGAGGATATTCCAATTATCATACAGAGTCTCGCATTCCAAGATGATTTTGAAGGAGCACTTGAACAAAGAAGAACAATTATATATTCAATTGATTTTGAAATGAAAGTTGCTTTCTATGGACCTATTTCTTCAAGCGATATTATTCGCACATCAAAAGCTCAGGTATTTTTACAAAATCAGGGTGCAGGACTGGACTCAGATATTCTTCTTGAAACAATTACAACAACACCGAATCCAACTTCAATTATAGGCATGCCTGACAGTGACTATGGATTCAACACCGATGTCGCTTTAGCCTTTGGAGATAGCTCATGACCATTACACTTAGAAACACGAAAGGAACTCCGCTCACCTTCAATGAGCTTGATGGCAACTTTATAGATCTTGAAAGTCAGATTGAAGGCCTACCGGATTCAGCACAAGTTATAGGACTTATCGACGAAAATGCTTTAGATTCTGGACGAGCAACAAGACTTATTGATTCAGCTTACGTCAATGCAAGAGCAGATTTTGATTCAGCTGAAACTTTAGTTTTGATAGATGAGAATGCGCTTGATTCAGGAAGAGCAACTAGATTAATAGATTCAAATTATGTAAATACTCGAGTTGACTCAGATCTGTTTATGTCTATAACAGAATTAAAAAGTGAAGTTGCAGCAAGTGCTGATTTTGCTGCGTTCAAGTCAAGGATAGCAGCTTTGTAAGGATAGGCCATGACTGATGATAAAGATAATGTAAGTAACGATTATGATTACTCACGTGAAACATATTATGAACTTATCGAAAAAGGCAAAGACGCCCTTGAAAATATGATTGAAGTTGCTAGGGAATCTGAACATCCAAGAGCATATGAAGTTTTGGCAACAATGATCAAAAACGTATCTGACGTTAACGATCGACTTATGGATCTTAATAAGAAACAGAAAGACATAAATAAGACAGATGATGTAAAAC